AACTATGGACGCGATGTTGAAGAACTGTTTGCTCAAATCCAAAGTGATAAAGAGATGGCAGAACGCTATGGTCTGAAAACCGCATTTGAACCATTTGGCACTAAGTCACCTGCAACACCAATATCTGATGAGCCTGAAGATGAGTTATAAGCCGACAAAAGGTATGGTTGAAGAGGCTAAACGCGGCCTAGAATGGCGGCGTGAATTTGGCCGTGGCGGAACTGAGGTTGGTATTGCTAGGGCGCGTGATATTGTGAACGGTAAGAACCTATCTGAAAGCACAGTTAAGCGTATGTATTCGTTCTTTAGCCGCCATGAGGTTGATAAAAAAGGCAAGGGTTTCGATCAGGGCGAAGATGGTTATCCATCTAACGGTCGAATTGCTTGGGCTTTGTGGGGCGGAGACGCAGGGTTTAGTTGGAGCCGCAACATTGTTGAGAGCCTAAAGGATGATGAGCGAATGATTGATGAGATGCGCCCATACCCAAACGAACACGCTGCAAGAATAAATGAGCCAGACGGATACGACTATTTCCGGCGCAGAAAAGATGCTGGCGGTGACGGCATTGATTTTATCTTCGGCATCAAGGATAATAAAAGCGAAATTCAAAGCATACGCTTTGATGCTGAGATGTTTTCCGAAACGGAAGCTAAAGAGTGGCTTGACGATAATAACTTCAAGCCGATTAAATTTGAGCCAGCCACAAGTGAGAGAGATATGAGCGAAGAAATTGAAGTTGAGTTGGATAACCAAGAAATCCAAATGGACGATAAGCGTCATATCGTGAACATCGAAGAAACTGAAGATGCTTACATCGTCACTTATGCGAAAGTTCACATGGAAGAAGAAAACGACGATATTGAGACGGCAACCTATGAAGAACGCTATAGCCGTTCTGACATGGAACGCCGTGGCTATATGTTTGATGGCGATAAATACATTGACGAAGAAAGCCGTTTGGTTCGCATTGGTGTATCATCCGAAGAACCTGTTGAGCGTTCGTTCGGTATGGAAGTTATTGACCATTCATTAGAAAATATGAACTTAGAGTTCTTGAAATCTGGACGCGCCCCACTTTTGCTTGACCATGATATGACAAAGCAAATAGGCGTTGTTGAGACAGTTGAACTGGATGAGACAGCACGACGTCTGCGTGCTGTAGTACGTTTTGGAAAGAACGGACTAGCCTCTGAAGTGTTCAGCGATGTTCTTGATGGTATTCGTCAGAACATTTCTGTCGGTTATCGCATTGATAACCGCGTTCGGCGTGAGAACGACCCAGAAGATTACTTCCGTGTCGCTACCACGCCAATGGAAATCTCAATCGTTTCGATACCGGCTGACCAGTCAAGTCAGGTTGGTGTGGGGCGTGCGACTTCCGAAACCTTAAACGCAACCACTTCAGTTAAGGAGAAACCTATGTCTGAAGAAATCAAAAATGACATCCAAATCGATGTCGATGCGGTAAAGGCTGAAGCAGTCCGCGCCGCACGCAAGAACGACAGCGAAATCCTGTCTCTTGCAGCCAAGCACAACAAACGTGACCTTGGCGAAGAAGCAATCCGCAACGGTCTGAGCGTTGACCAGTTCCGTGGCACTTTGCTTGATGCAATCGGAAACCAGCCTCTTGAAACCCCTGCACACGTTGTAGACGCACCTGTTAAAGAACAGCGTTCGTACTCACTTGGCCGCATGGTTCAAGCGCAAATCTCTGGCGATTGGCGCAAAGCTGGCTTTGAGCGTGAAATGCACGACGAAATCGCAAAGCGCACTGGTAAAGAAGCTGAAGGCATCTATTTGCCTGACTTCGCTTTCCGCGCTGGTCAAATGACGACTGCCGCTACTGGCGCGTCTGGCTCTGAGAACGTAACGGACAATTTTGTTCCTACCGTTCACCGTGGCGACCTTTTCATCGAAGCACTCCGCGCACGTCAAGTAATGTCGAACTTAGGCGTTACCTACATGAGCGGTCTGACCAATCGTGTGAAGATGCCTAAATTCTCTGCTGGTGCAAACGCTGCATTCGTAGAAGAACTTGGCGACGTTAGCGATCAAAGCCAAACCGATGCTGGCGTTACGCTTCAGCCACGCACACTCGGTGCGTTCGTTGAAGTATCGCGCTTGCTGATGCTTGAAAGCATCCCTGCAATCGAACAAGTAGTTCAAAGCGACTTGCTTGCTTCTATCGCAGACCGCATCGAATACTACGCAATCAACGGTTCTGGTTCTTCGGGTCAGCCTACAGGCATCCTGAACGCTGGCGTTGGTAACGTGGACATCTCTGCTGGCACTGACGTTGACGCTCTGACTTGGGCAGACATCGTTGCTCTTGTTAAAACCGTTGAAGAAAACAACGGCATTGTGAACCAAGGCTCTTTGGGCTGGTTGTCAAGCCCTGCTGTTAAAGCGAAACTTGCTTCGACGGCTCGCGTATCTGGCACAGACAGCGTGTTCTTGTTGAACGACCCATGGAACAGCATCTATGGCGCACGCGCTGAGTTCACCAGCAACGTACCAACCAACCTTAACCCTGGGGATGGCGGCAATGACGCATCTGCCTTGATCTATGGTGACTGGTCGCAGTTGATGGTCGGCTTGTTCGGCGCACCTAGCTTGCTTGTTGACCCATACAGCAACAGCAAGTCTGGCACTGTCCGTATGTCTATCTTCCAAGAAGTAGACGTAGCAGTTCGCAACACACAATCGTTTGCTCTGACAGACGAAGTGTCAGTTGCTTAATAACTGATCTGGGAGCGGTGGGGCTTGTAAACCCCACCGCGACCATTTTATGAGGTGGCATTATGAAGATTAAAATCCTGAAAAAGACATTTACCGGAACTGGCCGCAATCTTGACACTGGCGAAACCATCGAACTTGATGATCGCACAGCAAATCGTTTGATTGCAGGTGGGTTTGCCGAAGAAGTAAAACGCAGTGCGCCAAAGAAAACTAACCGCGCTGTTTTTGATATTAACACGCCTGAAGATGAGGATGACATTTAATGGCTGTAGAAACCGCAGATGAATTAGCCGTATTCTTTGGTGTCGATGATTTCGGCACAGCGGCGACATATACACCATCTGGCGGTTCGGCTACGACTGTGAATGGCATATTTGATAATGAGTTCTTTGAAGCGGATGCTGGTGGAATGGTTGCGGTCGCAATTCAACAACCAAGATTTCAGTGCAGGACATCCGATGTTTCTGCCGCTGCTGAAGGTGACGCCATTACTATTAATTCAGTTGCATATATTATTCGTGTTGTTCAACCAGACGGCACAGGTGTAACGACCTTAGTTCTTGAGGAAGTGTAATGGCACACGTTCGTAAACTTATCCGTGATAATATCACCACAACGCTTACAGGTTTGGCGACGACTGGTTCCAATGTGTTTCAAACACGCTTATTCCCACTGGGAGAAGGCAAGTTGCCAGCGATTTGTATTTACACCAATAGCGAAACAACGGAATACGGAACGATAAAGACGCCAAGGACGCAAGTAAGAACGCTTGAGGTTATGGTTGAGGCTTATGTGAAGGACACTTCCGTCTTAGATAATTCGCTAGATACGATTGCTGTTGAGATAGAAGAAGCGCTATCATCTGACTTAACTCGTGGCGGATATGCAAAAGACACAAAGGTAATTTCCTTTGATGCCGATTACACCGGAGACGGTGAACAATCAGTTGGTATAGGTCGTTTTACAATATCTGTTGTTTACGTTACAATCGAAAACGATATAGAGGCGGCGGTGTAATATGAAGCGCGTTAAGATATATAATAAAGATGGCGATATGATTATTTGCTGGGAAGATACAGCAAAACGTCTTATCGAAAAAGGATGGTCGGTTGACGAACCGAACAAACGTCAAGCAAAGACGAAAAAATCAGCGAATGTTGCAACTGAAACTGATGATAATGAGGTTTAATTATGGCTGTTCACACAGGTAGCGAAGGCACTGTAAAGGTAGGTGCTAATACGATTTTAGAACTGAAAAGTTATGCAATCGAAGAAACTGGCGACACGATTGAGACGACTGCTCTTGGAGATACGTCGCGGACTTACGTCGCCGGTCTTAAAACTTTCACTGGCACGATTGAGTGCTATTGGGATGAGACGGACACGACAGGTCAGGGCGCTTTGTCTGTTGGCTCTGAAATTACGATCAACTTCTATCCTGAGGGCGACGCATCTTCTGACACTTACTACACTGGCACAGCCATTGTGACCGGTCAGTCGATTACCGGAACGACCGATGGAACGGTTGACCGTAGCTTTACCATTCAGGGTAGCGGCGCATTGTCCGAAAGCACTGTC